CGGCCTCACTTGGGCGAGATACGTCCACCCAATCGAGCAGGCCCTCTACCCTTACAAGGATTGGACTGGCACTCGGGTCTGCGCCAAGGGGCGCAATGGGCTACAGCGCGCCAACGACCTGCTCAAGAAGAGCCAGGCGTTTAGCGAACCATTATTCCTCTGCCTCGACCACAGCAAGTTCGACGCACACATAACCACAGAATTGCTGCAAGCTGAGCACACATTCTACAAAGGCCTATTCAACAGGCCCAACCGCAAGGCGGTTGACTACTTGTGCAGCATGCAGTACCTCAACCAAGGCACCACTAAGAATGGTACCAGGTACTCAACACCAGGCACTAGGATGTCGGGTGATCAGAGCACCGCGTTGGGTAACACTGTGGTCAACCTCCTGGTCCTGTCCAGTTGGTTGTCCGGGCATAAGCACTCGGTATATGTGGACGGTGACGACTCTGTTGTAATCGTCGAGGCCCAAGACAAAACGATACCCGACATGCACGTCTCAATGAACGAGATGTGTATGGAGACCAAGGAAGATCAGCGCACTCAGAACTTCGAGGAAGTCGAGTTCTGCCAGTGTCGCCCAGTGGAAACACCCACCGGTTGGTTGATGGTGCGCAATCCATTCCGTGCTATGGCGCGTATGGGTTGGAACGTCATCAACCTTCCTGAGAAAGCGCGTCAGCGCTGGATCAAATCGGTCGGCATGTGTGAGCTGGCTATGGGGTCAGGAATCCCCATAGTGCAGGCCGCTGCCCTCGCCATGATGCGAGCCGGCAGTGGCGAGTACTTGGTTACGGATCGACACTACCAGGCGAATCTCATGCGCCGCCCCACCAAGGCCGTGCCATCGCCAATCCACCCCTCCACTCGAGCCAGCTTTGCCCGCGCTTGGGGCTTATCGCCCGCCGAGCAAATGGCCCTGGAGGCCTCATTAACAGTCACCACAACCGGCCGTGATGCGTACTCAGTGGATGAGCACCCATACGACCGCACTGCATATTGATGCACATCACCCTCAACATACAATGCCTGGCAAGAAGATTAACGCTAATCGTGGATCCTCTACACCCAAGGCTAAACAACCCGCCCGCAACCAGCAGCGACAACGCTCTCGACCACCCCAACGCAGGGGCCAATATGGGCCTCCCATCCTTTCCAACATCCCTGGCCCTAGAACCCAGGGTGTCGGAGCATCTGGCACGAATTCGTCAGCAGGTGCGCTCCATGTTAGGAACAAGGAATATTGGGGTAAACTCACCGTCGGGGACAAAGGAGCAATCACCCAACTCGGACTCACGCCCGGCCAGTCAGGAATGACAGTGCTCGATGGTGTGGGCACCGTATACGATAATTACCGAGTGAATTCCGCTCGCGTTTACATCGTAGGTACCGCTCCAACCACTTCCAGGTCAGTGGCCAACATTTGTTTGGACTACGAGCCTGCCAATGGTCCACCTACCCAAGACGCGGTGCTACGCGTGGTGCCAAATGTCACCACCCCAGGCTACCGCGATGGGCTCCTCGTCGCTAACAAGACGTCCATGATGCGTCGCAACTGGTTCGTGACATCTACCTCCAAGGCTGGCCTCACCAGTGAGGATTCCACAGCATTCGTCCTCAACGCCTGGACTCAGGGCGACAAGGACGATACGTGGTTGGTTTACTGTGAGTACGACGTTGAGTTCCGCAACCCTGCAAAGGGCAGCTAGGAATCGGCGCCGGCCAAACTGCAAACCCTCATGGCTGAGGCCTCCCGCTCTTACGTAATACAGCTGGACAATACTGCTCCAGGAGGGTTACGTTATATGACTGAATACCCAACCGATCCGCCAGACTTAGAGTCGCAAAATACATTGCCTCCTTCTGAGCCCTTGGTGGACAACGGGGTAACGGAAAGCAAGCTGGATTTTGACGTCGCTATAGTCAACAACGCTTCTTATACCGTCCAAGACCTTGAAGTGGACTCCGCCCTCGGGATCACCCTCACCAGACCCATTATCGCTATACGTAATGGTCTCATACAAGGTTGCATCCGAGTGTCCCTCTACATTCAAAACAATCAACACAACACCGCAGGCGCCGTCATCGCCAATCCGGTCTGGCCGCCCGTGACTCCGCAAACTGGAACGCTCAATGTGACAGTGGAGGAGTCAAGGGATGGCGTGACCTGGACCGAGGCGCTTTGCGAGATATCCGCCAACTCGATCGTCCCGAAGTATCTTGAGACAGATCAAACCGCCGCGCAGGTATCCTACATTTTCTCATATGCCCTGACCCTTGGCGTGTTCTCGAAGTATTATCGCTTCTTGCCATACGTCCAAGGCTTCCGGGGTCTCGGCGTAGTGATCGTGTCCACTGCAGCAGCAGCAGCGGCACTCACTGTGCGCCACTCTGTAGTGGCGGTCCTCCAATACACGTACGACACAGGTAACTTTGTGCCGGCCGTGCTGGAGACTGCCGACTACCATGACACGCCCATCCATAATGGGACATTCATCATAAACTAATTTTGGC